CCAGTAGCGCCTTCGTTGCTTCATGCTCCTTAGTTAATTCTTCTTCCACTGCTTCGTCGTCATCCTTTTCGTCATCTTATTCGTCATCATCCTTTTCGGATTTTTTCTTTTTATCGTCGTCTTCGTCGTCTTCATCTTCGTCTTCCTTCTTAGTCTTCTTCTTAGCGGCAGCCTTTACAACGCCAAGACTATACGACCACTGATCTGCCATAGGGGCAAGCAATGCAATCATAGCGGGAAGATATTCCCCTGTTACTACTGATAACGCTACCGCTATTGTACGTAACAAAATTTGCAGTTTAATACTCATAATTTTTTAAAGTTTAAGAATTGATTATAGTCTAAAGTTATCTGCAATATATTTCAAGTCTATCTTCTTCGGCTTCTTTTTATAAGCAGTGATTTCACCGGCTGCGTATTCTAGAAGTGATTGATATTTTTGCAATATATTTCTTAACTCAAATTCTTTTTTATAGTCCGGCATTGCCTTCAATAATTTGTCAGCTTGGTCCGACCAATCATTTACCATATCCAATCCGTTGGCAAAACTTTTAAAACCTGTGAATGGCGTGTTAGGATTAGAGCCTAACGTTAATACACTACCTTCATAGGCTTCAAGTTCGTACCAATTGAATAAGTCTTTTTCTTCATCAAAGTCTCCTTTGTCCCAAACATAATTATAACCTATTGAATGGTTATTAAGAGTGCCGGACTTTAATTGTGGTCTAACCGTATCGTTGACGAAGGGAATATCGTCTAACCTTGCTTCATAGTATAGCCCCTTCGTTAGTTCTTCCAGTTTAGTAAATTTCCCTATAGGCAATGTCATGTCATGCGAATACAAGTAAGCAATTTTTCTAGGGGTAGTGCTATCGGGACCCCTATCCGCAATTGACTTTGCAAAGGCTCCCTTATGTATTACGTCTTTCTGACTGTCCCTGTTACCAAATGCGCTTAGGTATCCCGTTGCAATTTCTCCTTTAAAATCTCCCTCCGCTTGCTTAAAGGTAAGTATTGAAGGAAAGTCTTTATAGAAAATAGAACGGTGCATTTTTTCACCGCGTAGTTTTAACATCTGTTCTAACTTACGCTGCTTCAAAGTTTTTATTTTCATCGCTGTAATAATTTTCTTTTCTGACCATTTGTGGGTAGTCCTACCGTTAGTTGTGGTTGTCCTAACAAATCGTTAGCTTGTTCTTCGGTGAATCCGTAGATAATCGTAAGGATGGATAACGCTGCATCGCGTGTAGTCGTGCCGTTAGAAACGCTTGCCTGTACCGCAAGAATACCTTGAACGCCACCAACGCTACCCCTAAGCGCAGCTTGTTCCTTCGTACTTGCTGGCGCGTCTTCTTCCGCTTCTTTTGTGGGTTTGGCCGTGTAGCCCATTTGTTGTCTGTATTCATTTTGATCAATTATATTTCTATCCAATTCACTTAGTAACATTTGTGATTTCATTTGTTCGGCTTGCTGTTTTTCAACTTCGTTTTTCTTCAATGCTTCAACGTGCGAAAAATCCGGATCAATTCGAATGCCTTCTTTTTTTGTGTTTAATGTTTTGTTCAACAAATCAAAAAGGTCACGCCACGCAGGGACTATTGTATTTATGAATGTAGAAGTCTCTGCCATTTTTTTATTAGCAAAAGTTGTCTGCGCGTCAAACAACTCACGGGCTATACCACATCTATCGCATATCGTATTGAAGTCGTCTTCAATTTCTTCAAACAACATCAACTCTCTAGTGGGGAAAACGAATGGCGTGTATCTTAATGGAACATCGGTAACCA